CGCGAGTCTAGATCTCACGGACTCGATAACCGGTGCCCCCCAAGAAGGGTGGGTCGGTCTCACTTGACAGAATCTGTCTTGTTTATACCAATCCCACACGTTCCGTGCCGCCCATTTAGATATGGCGCCAGGACGAGTCAATAACAATACTATCGAGCGGGCTCTTCGGGATAATTCCGACAGACGGCTGGTTGCCGCCCGGGAAGAAGCCTTAAAGCCCAACCCCATGCTGCGAAGTACAAGAAATAAAGAAGGCAAGGTCCCAGTACGGTCCTCTGAAGCTTTAACAACTTCAGGAACGCCCGTCACCCCAAGCCAACCGCACGCAATCCCCACAAGAGGCAAAGGAGTTACCTCCTCACCCTTATAGAAAAAACGCTTAGCGAACTCGAGGGACAGGTTGTCTGAGACAATGGACTTATTAAATCCAATCTTGACTCCAGTCTCCTTCATAATCTTAACATACTCGGCGGCCACGTTGCGGTCTCCGATCACAACGTCGTCACCAAGAATAGCATAGAATTCGAACCATCCACTCACTCCGGCTCTCCTAGCCGCAAGTTGGACGATAGCATGGTGTACAAGGGCTAACATCGCCCAAGAAGAATAAGCACCCATTGGTTGGCCTACCGCGTAACGGATTGTCCTGACCGCCGAACCAAATGTTTTCACATAAAGATTCGGAAGAAAGTACGCCCGCTCCGTCAGGAGGCGTCTCCAATGAAAACCAAACTCCTCGGACGTGAAAACCCCTAATAACTTCTCTTGTAGAACAACAGGGATACGATCCGTTGCAGCAGATAAATCATATGAAAATACCGCCTTTCGGCCACTCTCCCTCAACTTCTGAATGAGAGCTCGCACGGGGGCAAGCTGATCAAACAAACCGTCTTGGGGAATAGCCTTGAGCAATACATCAAAGATATACCGATGCAATGGATATAATAGCCATTGTGTTAAACAATCGACCATAGCAACGACACGAACCTTTCCAGGTTCCTCAACCAATGCCAATTTTCCCAGCTTACCACTTGTCCCCTTCCAATCCTTCGCTTCCATTATCCGCTGGCGAGACGCTTTCCCATCCGAATTTCTTC